CCCCTACCGGTAACTCAGCTGGTGGTGGAGGAGGTGGAGGTGTACGATCTTCTTCAGGAACTTATACAATAGGAGCTGGCCCTGCAGCCCCAAGAACAGCTGGTGTTTCTTCAATGACGGTGTATTCAGGAACTTACAATGTAGTGGTTGGCGCTGGTTCAGCTTCTAAAGCACATCCTGCACCTAATCCAGGAACATCAAGAGGAAGTGATTCAACTTTTGAAGATATTACATCAACAGGTGGTGGAGATGGTGGTCATGGAGGTGCTAACCCAGGAAACTCTGGAGGATCAGGTGGTGGAGGATCCGGAGGTGCATTAAATAAACCAGGTGGAGCTGCTACACCTACTACTAATCCAGCCCAAGGTAGTGCTGGTGGTAATAGACCAGGAAGTGGACCAGATGGTGGCGCTGGAGGTGGTGGAGGTTTTATGGCTGCTGGAACTAATGCTGTTACAGGAACTACTTCTCCTGGAGGAGCCGGAGGTGGATTTCCAAATGCTATGGGTGTTAAAGGTCAAAATTGTGGTTCTTATTATTATTTCGGAGGTGGTGGAGCTGGAGGTGGAAACACTCCCGCAGCTCCTGATTCTTCTAATGGTGGAGGATTAGGTGGTGGTGGAAATACAGGTGGACCTGCAACAGGACCTGAACCAGCTAGAGCGGGTGCTGCAGGAACAGTTAATACTGGTGGTGGCGGTGGTGGACCTAATAATGGTACGGGTGTAGCTGGTGGTGCTGGTGGATCAGGTATTGTAATATTAAGATTCCCGTCAGGAGCAAGTGTGACAGTTTCGCCCGGTACTAATACAGTAACATGTGCGCCAGATGGATCTAAACTTGCAACCTTTACTGTCTCAGGTACAAACACAGTAACTTTTTAATACATCTTTACTTTCTATTTAATTTAAGATAAAACATATGTATAAAGACATATGAACCTTACAAACTATTATTGGTATTTTCAATCAGCGATACCCCCTAGAATTTGTGATGACATTATAAAATATGGAAAATCATTACAAGATCAAATGGCAGTCACAGGTGGTTTTGGTGATAAAAAATTAAACCAGCGACAGATAAAAGATTTAAAAAAGAAAAGAGATTCTAACATAGTTTGGATGAATGATCGTTGGATATATAAAGAAATTCAACCTTATATTCATGAAGCTAATGCATCTGCAGGGTGGAATTTTCAGTGGGATTTTTCTGAGTCTTGTCAATTTACAAAATATAATAAAGGCCAATATTATGATTGGCATTGTGATGGTTGGGATCGACCTTATCATGCTCCTAATCAACCTAGTCATGGAAAAATAAGAAAACTATCTGTGACTGTTAGTTTATCAGATCCTAAAGAATATAAAGGTGGGGAACTAGAATTTGATTTTAGAAATTTAGATCCAGATAAAAAACCCAATATACATAAATGCAAAGAAATACTTCCTAAAGGATCTTTAGTTGTGTTCCCTGGTTTTGTGTGGCATAGAGTATGTCCAGTTAAAAAAGGATCTAGACATAGTTTGGTTATCTGGAATTTAGGATGGCCATATCAATAAAGGAGAAATATGAAAAAAAAACAAAAGAAAGCAAGAAAAATAAAAACTCGAAAAGAGTTTGATACGATATCCTGTGGAAGTGCAAAATCATTTCCTAAAGAACTAAGTCGAGAAGATTTATTTAAATGCCCTATATGGTTTGCAGATGAACCTGCATTTGTAAAAGATTTAAACAAAGCATCTGATTCTTATATTGAGATATCTAAAAAGAATTTAAAAAAAGATATTGATAAAAGGAATAAGGAATTTGGAGATAAAGGAGATATGGGTCATGTGTTTCATTCAACTAGTTTAATCGGCGACCCTAGTTTTAATGATATTACAAATTATGTGGGTGCAACGGCTCATAATCTATTAGTAGAAATGGGGTTTGATTTAACTCAGTACCAAATATTTACTACCGAAATGTGGGTGCAAGAATTTGCTAAAAATGGTGGAGGACATCATACATTACACACACATTGGAACGGTCATATATCTGGTTTTTATTTTTTAAAAGCTGGTGAAGGAACATCTCTACCTATTTTTGAAGACCCAAGACCAGGAAACGTAATGAATCTTTTACCCGAAAAAGATAAATCACAAGTAACTTATGCGTCATCTCAAATTAACTATCAAGTTAGACCAGGAAGAATGATATTCTTTCCATCTTACATGCCTCATCAATATGCGGTAGATATGGGGTATAAGCCATTTAGATTTATACATTTTAACTGTCAAGCTATACCGAAAGGAGTATTAAATGTCGTTCAAAAAAAATAAATATAGTGTTTTAAAAAATGCAATTAATAAAGAAATGGCTGATTTTTGTTTTGCTTATTTTTTAAATAAAAGAAAGGTAGCAAGATTTTTATTCGATCAAAAATACATATCACCCTTTACTGATTACTGGGGAGTATGGAATGATGCCCAAGTGCCTAATACCTATTCTCATTACTCAGATATGGTTATGGAGACTTTACTGCAGAAAGTTAAACCCGTAATGGAAAAGCATACTAAATTAAAATTAAGCGAAACTTATTCTTATGCAAGAATTTATAAAAAAGGAGATGTATTAGCTAGACATAAAGATAGATACTCTTGCGAGATATCTACTACCTTAAACCTAGGGGGAGATGAATGGCCTATTTATTTAGATCCAACAGGTAATAAAGGTCAAGCTGGTATTAAAGTTATATTAGAACCAGGTGATATGTTAATCTATTCTGGATGTGATCTTGAACATTGGAGAGAAGAATTTACAGGTAAAGACTGTGGACAAGTGTTTTTACATTATAATAAAGCAGGATCAAAAAACGCTAAAGAAAATGTATTTGATAAACGTCCATTCATAGGACTTCCTGCCTGGTATAAAGGCTTTACTTTATCTAAAAAGTAAGTTAAATTAAATCTGGTTGGGGGAACTCCACCACAATTCCCCCGACTTTATCATATTGATAAATCATTGGATCTAGTATAATTTCAATTAGGAGATTATATGTTAACAAAAATCACATTAAAGCCAGGGTTAGATAAACAATCCTCAGATACTGGAGCAGAAGGCCGTTGGGTAAATGGCGACTATATGCGTTTTAGATATAGTTATCCTGAGAAAATAGGGGGCTGGCAGCAGCTTACATCTAGTAACTTAGTAGGAGCAGGAAGAGATCAACATGCATGGGTAGATAATGTTGGAAATAAATATGTGGCAATTGGTACCAACAAAATGCTTTATATTTATTTTGAAGGCGCTGTGTATGATATTACTCCCTTAGATACTACAAAATCTCAAGCGGGTGTGGCTATTGGAACTACGAATGGTTCCGATATAATTACTCTTACTTTTTCATCTGCTCACAATCTAGAAGTAGGAGATATTATATTATGTAGAAATGGTACTACAGTTTTTAGTGCTCCACCTTCAAGTTCTTTTATAGCAGCTGATTTTGATAACGATTTATTTGAAGTCTTAAGTACCCCTAGTACTAAAACTTTAACTATTAAGATGACTCTTCTTGCTAATAATAATGAAACAGGAACAGGAGGAGCAGTCGCAACAACAACGATTGATCCTTATTATGCTATTGGCCCAGTGACCCAAGGTTATGGTTATGGATGGGGAACCAACACTTTTGGTGGTAGAGTTATTCCTCCCACTTTCACTACATTAGATGGGTCTTTAGCAGATGATGCACAAGGTAATAATGGATCAGCAACAGAAATTACTTTAACATCAACTACAGGATTTACAGTTCCTTCTTCATCAACAGAAGTTATTCAAGTAGATAATGAACTAATTGGATATACAGGAATCACAGGAAACAAAGTAACAGGAATTACTAGAGCATATAGCGGAAGTACTAGATCTGCTCATTCTAACGGAGCTACAGTTTATGATGCAAGCGGATATGTGGGTTGGGGTAGTGCAAGTACATCAGCTCAAGTTGTATTAGAACCAGGACAATGGAGATTAACTAACTATGGAGAAAACTTATTGGCTCTAGTTCATAACAAAAAAGTATTTGAATGGGATCCCGATAATGGTGCAGGATTAACAACTAGAGCAACTGTTTTAGCAAATGCACCTACAGCATCAAGAGACATGGCTATTTCTACTCCTGATAGACACTTAGTGTTTATTGGAACAGAGATAACAATAGGTAGTCCGGGAACACAAGATGATATGTTTGTAAGATTCTCGGATCAAGAAAGTATTAACGCAACAGATTCTTATACACCTAGTGCAACTAACTCAGCGGGCTCTCAAAGGTTGCCCGATGGATCTAAGTTAATGGCAGTTATTGCAGGTAAAACAGCTTTATATGTATGGTCGGATACGGCTATGTACACTATGAAATATGTAGGACAACCTTTTACTTTTGGTTTTGAACAAGTTGGAACTAATTGCGGTATATCTAGTCAACATGCACCAGTTGAAATTGATGGTGTAGCTTATTGGATGGGACCAAATGGTTTCTTCAAATACACAGGTGGTAGAGTTTATAGTATGCCTTGTCTTGTTGAAGACTATGTGTTTGAAAATATTAATGTTAATGCTAACCAACAGATACACGGTGCAGTTAATAATTTATTTGGTGAAGTAACTTGGTTTTATTGCAGTCAAGGATCGGATGAAGTTAATCGTTCTGTAAGTTATAATTATATAGAATCAACTGACGGCAACCCTATTTGGACTACATCTTCTTTAGCAAGAACCACATGGACTCCAGAAGGAGTTTATGGAAAACCTTATGCGACACAATACAAGACTGGTGTTGCTCCTACTGCTCCTGAAGTTAATGGAGTTACAAATGGAGCAAGTTATTTTTGGCAACATGAGATTGGAACAGATGAAGTTTTTGCTAGCGGAACAACTAATGCAATTACAGCGAGTGTGGAATCAGGAGATTATGACATAAGTAAAGATCAGGGGCTACCAGGAGAAGGAGAATATATAATGAGAATTAGTAGGTTTATTCCTGACTTTGGAGCTCAAACAGGTAATGCTCAAGTAAGACTGACAACTAAAGCTTTTCCCAATAGTGCAGGAGTAGCTAATAATTATACAGCCACTGCTAGTACCACTCAACTTAATACCAGAGTTCGAGCAAGGCAAATCGCTTTTAGAGTAGCAAATACAGGAACCGGTGAGAACTGGCGACTAGGAACTTTTAGATTAGACATACATGCAGGAGGTAGAAGATAATGGCTAAAATATCAGAAGTAGTATCAACAATTGAAGGACCAGAATTTGATCAACAAAATGTTCAAAACTTGGCAAACAATGTTATTTCAATTGTACAAAAAATGAATACTACATATCAACAACAGTTAAAGGATGAATTAGAAGCCTTTACTTTATTTGTAGATTAAGTTAGGGTAAAAAAAAGATATGGCGAATGCATATAAAAATAGCATCTATACTACTACAGGAACAGGAGCGGAAACTATTTATACAGTACCATCTGCAACAGTAGGAATTGTTAAATCACTTTCTATATTTAATGGAGTGGCAGGTACCACTAATTTAACTGTTTCAATAGTAGATAGTAGTGCCGGAACAACTACTTTTTATGCTAAAAACTCCAGTGTAGCAGCGGATGCTAAGGTAGAAATACTTGAAGGCGAAGCTAGCACTGTATTAGTTTTAGAAGAGGCGGACGCTATTAAAGTAACATCAAGCGGAGGTGCAGGAGTAGTCTGTACTTTAAGCGTATTACAACAGGATAGAGCATAATGACAAAAACAGTTAAAGTAGATGGCAAAGACGTACCAGTACTTGAACCAACAGAAATAATAGAAACCTTTACTAATATTAAAACAGGAGAAGTGTATAAGGATGAAGCAGCCTATAAAGCCGCTAATATTCCACCAGAAGACTTGAGAAAAGACGTTAAAGTAATCATGCCTCCTCTTGATTTATTTGGTAAAAGCTAGTAATAGTATATATTCAGGCAAAATACCTGCACTCAAAGAGTATAACATTTTCAAGGAGAATTAAAAATTATGGCCAATTGGTGGGATATAGTAAAAACAGGAGCTGATATAGTCCTTTCAGGCGGAAAGGCCTACTTAGATTACAAGAGCAAAAAGAAACAAAATGAGATGATTCAAAAGTCTTATGATGATTATATGGCTCAACAAAAAGAAGCAGCTAAAGTTGCACAGAGAGCTGTTTCAACTAATCTTACCCCCATGACCGTTTTTAATAAACCCTCTACTAAAGCAGACATAACATCTTTTACTGCTGTTAAAGATGGCGGAATTATGAATTTAAAAAATGGATCTCGTCCAGCATACCAAGAAGGAATTGGTCCATTGGTTGAACAAGTTTCTATGCAAGAAGATGTATCTGAAGTACCAGCAGGCGGAGATGTGCCACCTGAACTTGCAGAATTAATTAAAAGTTTACACGCAGAACATTATGAAAGATTAAAAGCTATGGGTAAAACCGACGAAGAAATCATGAAAATTCTTATGGACATGGCTATGAGTATGATTCAAGCAGACGAACAAGGTAAAACTCCTGAATCAATGGGAGTAGAGGTTCAAGCTGAAGAAATGATTGATGTAAAAAATGGTGGTATCATGGGACTAAGAAAAGGTGGTAGAAGTAATTATAGAGAAGTGGGAATTGTAGATGAAGATATGGAAGTAATGGACCCTGAATCATTAGGAGATTTTGAACTTAAAATGGAAGAAGGAGTTAACATTGGGCCAATGGCTACTGGACCTGAGCAAGGAGTGATGGATGAAAACATTACTGTAGAAGAAGTTAACAAAGTACTTGACGAAATAAAGCTTGCTAGTGGACCTGCCGATAAATATGAAGCACAAATTCAAAAACTTATGCAAGAAATGAATATTAGTAGAGAATTAGCTGAAGCATTAATACTTGGTTCTGATCCTGCCTCAATAGACCTTTTGAAAAATTTAAGAAAAGGTGGTATCGCAGGTTTGAGAAAAGGCGGAAGAGCTCGTTATGCTGACCCAGAGTGGATAGTTAAAAAATCTGATGTGGAAGAAGAACTACCTAGCATGATGGATACATCAACACCAGAAGCATCATCACCTGAATCAAATACAAAAGAATTCGACATAAATGATTTGGTAATATCTATAAATGATAACAATGGTGTTTACATGGGAGAACCTATAGTAATACAGGATGAAACGACTGGAACATGGAAAGTTATGGGTAATGATGGTAGAGTAGTAGAATTTGACACTCGAAAAGAAGCTGAAATATATAAAAACAAACTGGCACCTTTTGCAAAAGGTGGAAGAGTTCAAAGATATGGTGGTGGTGTTATGAATCTTGGGGGCATGGAAAAAGATTATAGAACAACTGGTGGATTTGTTGACATTGGTGGCAGGGAAAGAGCGGATGATGTTCCAGCTCGATTAAGTAGAAATGAATTTGTAATGACAGCCGATGCAGTAAGAGCTGCAGGCGGTGGTAGTATTAATAAAGGTGCACAAAAAATGTATAATGTAATGAAGCATTTAGAAACAAAAGGAGCTAACGCTTAATGGCACAACAATTTGATACATCGGGAATGGGGTTACTCCCTTCTGGTGTTCTTCAACCGTACGGTGAAAATATTCTTAAATATGGTATCGGGCAACTAGGATCTCCTATCGATATAGCAGGATTAACTCCTCAAGTTGCAGGCCAAAGTGCTTTTCAACAACAAGCAGCTCAGGGAATTGCTGATCTTGCTGGTTTAGGTCAAGTTCAAAGAGATGCTTCAGGGCAAGTTACAGGGTTTACAGGCGGTACAGGTGTTGCATCTTATCAACCTTATCTAGATGCAATAGAACAACAAAAATTATTGGATCCATCTGAAGGCTATAAAGCTTTTATGTCTCCTTATCAAACATCTGTAATAGATGAAACTTTAAAAGAATTTGACAGACAAGCAGCTATTAAAAAACAACAAATTGGAGGAGACGCTTATAGTGCAGGAGCTTATGGAGGAGCAAGACAAGGAGTAGCAGAGGCAGAATACCAAACAGGCTCAGATAGAAATAGAGCCGCTTTAGTAGCAGGATTACAAAGTGATGCATATAACCAAGCATTAACTAGACAGGACAAACAACTAGCCGACCTACAAGGAATGGCTACTTTTGTACCTGGACTACAACAAACAAATATTGCAGCAATGGACGCATTAGGTGCACAAGATCAAGCATTAGAACAACAAAAATTAAATCAATTAGCAGCAGCTAATCAAAGTGCATATCAATTACCACTAGATAGAATTACAGATGTTGCAAACGTTTACGGTACAGTATCTGGAGCAATGCCTGGATCACCGACACAGAAATTTACACAGAACCCATTCTTGTCTGGTATTGGAGGATTCTCACAAATGTATTCAATGTTAAATCCAGCTGAAGGTAAAGGTGCAACGCAATCGTTAATAGATGCGATTAGAGGAGTATAATGTTTAATAGAATTTTAAAAAGACCTATGTTTAGAAGAGGGGGAGCTAGCTTCTCTGTTCAAGGAACTGGGATTACTTCAGGGTTAGACACACCTAGAAGAGGATATAAAAGAGGACTGGTAGTTGAACCAGGAGGTTATCAAGGAGATGAAATAGACATAGAGATGGCTATTAAAAAAAATATGGCAGAGGACGCTTATAAAAAAGCTATACAAGATAAGAAAAAAACTATTACGGAAGCAGTTAAAGAACCTCGTGGAGATCTATTAGATTACTTTGCATCTTTTTCTGATGTTCAAAAAGATCAATATGGTAATGACGAGACTACGGGTCAAACAAGTTACCGAGGATATGAAAAGGTAATGGATAAAAGAAGCGACTACCAAGATAAAAAAGCTGCAGCACAAATAGCAGCGGCAGAAGCAGGTACTGAAGGTGCTAAAACTATTTATGATGCCACAACAGATGCAGAAATTAAAATGTTAACTCAAAAGTTAGCTAACGAAGGAGCAATTAATGTAGCAGAAATTGCAAACGCTTTTGAAAATACAGCTACAGGTGGAATGATCCAAGAAATTAAATCTAGAACAGATCTTGATGAGTCTACAAAAAATAAAATGATTCAAGAAATAATAATGAAAAGTAATAAACCAAAACTAATTGCTAATCTTACGCAAGCTATTTTAGATAATGCGAGTGCTAATATGATTAAAATGGATCCAGAAAAAGCTGCAATACAAGCTGCTTCAATTGTAGGAAACATATATCTAATGATAGGTATGGGGAAAACTTTTGCTAAAGGTGGTAGAGTTGGATTGCAACAATCTTATCCAGGAACTGCAGGAGAAGCTCAACAAGCTAGTTTTACGCAAACGGAGGATGTGACGACTCCTAACCAAGACATTCAAATTTCAGAAACTGAAATGGTTACTGAAGGACAAAGACCAGTAGTTCAAATGCCTTATGAAGAATTTAGAGCAGCCTTCCCGGCAGAAGTTACGGATGAAGTGGTACAATTAATTTATTATAATGAAGATGCCTTTTCAGATTTTTCTGATATATCTACTCAAGCTGATGTCTATGCTTTCAACAACAAATACGGAGTGACTCTGGTGTTACCTATGGACACGGAGACGGTTTAGGATGAATGGCAGATCAAAACACATTTCCCAATAGCGAACTAGAAAACGAAAATAAAAAAATTGAGAAAAAAATTCTTGATATTAATGCTATTATTAAAAAAAGATTAGAAGAAAATAAAAACAAGAGCAACGCGGTTGATATTAACTCTCTTATAGATG